TGAAAACTCTAGTTCCCCCTGTAAGTCTTTCTCCATAAATTACAGGAATGTTTGCGTCATTAGATTGTTTATTAACTAATAATCCTCTTTCAAAATCATCAAAAGAGTTAGTTCCAAAATCTTCTATTTCAGGAACTTTTGGTCTTAATATCCAAGATAAAAATAAACTAATACCTAAAGCAACAAAAGGATTAACTCCTAATACTTTTAAAACAGGAGAAGTAATTTTGCTTACAAATTTTTTCCAACCCATTACGCCCTACCCCATTTAATATCTAATACAGTTTGAGAACTAAAATCCATTCCAACATCTGTACTAAAGAATCTTTGTTGTGATACATTGTTTGTTTTACGACCATTCTTTTTTTCAAAATCAGCCCAATGTGAAACTATCGATAAACCAACTGTGCTATCTTTTTCTGATTCTTGTATCCCAAAACTTTCTATATGACCTTTATATAAAAGAAATGGGTCAGCAATTAATGTATTAGAATCATTTAAAAAGCCTCTATAAATATCTACTGTGTCATTAGTTACATTTTCATTTAAAACTAAAGATATAAATGTTTGATCTGCACCTGATAATGATAAACTCAAACTAGCTTTAGTTAAATCTGTTTGTTCACTATGATTAGATATACCTAATACAAAATCACTAGAAGAATAGGTAACTGATGAGCCTGAAACTGATGATGTTAGATCAAATGAGCAATCTGTTATATTAACAGGAGTAGAAAAACCAATAGTAATAAGATGAACAGGCCTAATATCATTAGTCGCTAGTTCGTTCTTTATCGCTGTTGTTAGGCTTCTCGTCATATTCTTCGTAAGTTGTTTGGGTTACACTTTCTGTACCTTTTAACATAGTATATTCAAATTTGCTATTAGGTTTCTTGTATTCTTTAAGATCGTTAATACTAGCATCTATTTGATCTTCATTCACAATAACTTCGGCAATAAAATCGGCAGTTATCTTGTGGGTTATTTTATATTTTTTCATTAAAGTGCTTCTTCTACATCAAATTCAAATTGATATAAAGCATTACCATCTTTATCTGCACCAGCTACACCAAACTCTTGAACATCATTTGTTAAGTGAACTGTAAATGCAACATTATCATAAGTTATATCTGATGAAGAAACTGCTGTAGTTAAAGGTGGCTCAATAGTTAGAGTGCCTGTAGAAATATCTGATTGATCTGCAACGACCATATAAACTTTAGAATGATTAGCAAATTTAATCATATCTCCAGCTTTTAAAGTTCCTGTGCCTGTACCACCTAATGTTATAGATGTATCTCCAGCACTTGCTGTTCCATGAGGAGTACCTGATGCAGTACCTCTAGCATCTTCTACTTCTGGTGGGATTATAGTAAAGTTTTCTTTGCCTGATCTTTGTTTAACTATAAAGGACATAAGATCGCCATAAACATCACTTCTTTTTGCTGTAATTACTCTAGCAGTAAATCCCCATCTTTGACCATCTATTTGTCTAGCAAGTTTCTTACCAGATACAGTTTTTGAGATAATAGTATTTTGAATAGACTTTATTCCTAAAGATTCAAACTTAGCAGTAGATATTGGAAAAGCACCTGACATTAGATTAAGTTTTTACTCCCTCTTTCATTAACTGCGTTATTAATTAATTGTGTAATAGTTCCTCTTGATCTTACAAGTAATTCTTCAAAGCCAGAAGCATCTACTGTGTTGATATTAAAATTAACTGTTGTAGCACCACCATTTGTGCCTCTAGCTGATTGTGTAATTTGGCCTGTTTGGTTTGGTACAAATAATTCTGCACCTTGCTCTCCTACCATATAAGGTTGTCCTTTTTGTACTGCACCACCATTAGCTTTACCACTAAATATTTTACCAATAGTTCCAAAAATACCACCACCACTAATAGCTTGAAGTGTAGTTTGTAAAGCTATTTGTTGTCTTAAAGAACTGTTTTGTTTGTCAATTAAACTTTTTTTATTTTCAGCTTGTTTTTTATCTTCTTGTCCTAATATTTTTTGTATTCCAAGTAATGCAATATATTCTATTTGTTTTGCAATAATATTAATTAAAACATTTTGTGCAATTTTTCTTAATGTTTCTCCAAAACTTTTCCCTAATACTACCATTTCTGCAAGTCCTCTTGACATTTGTTTAATTCCTTGAACCATACCTTTAGCAATAGTTTCATGTATTTTTTCAAAACCATCTTTTGCATTTTGAATTTCTTTATTTACTAATTCTCCTAATGCTCTTTTAATTTTATCGATGCCTGTTTCTGTTTCTACAATCTTCATACCTTTATGAATATTGAATGCTTCTCCTTTTGTTACAGTTACAATAGTTATGGGTATCCCTAAAAGTTTTCTTAAATCTTCGTAAAGTTTATAAGAGATGTTTATAGCTTTGTTTAAAGTTTCCAGCATTGCTGTAACTCTATCAATAGTAAAGGCTAACGCTTCTCCTAAAGTTCTAATTACAGGGTCTAACGCTTTTAAGGTTTGTGCAAGTGTATTATTCATTTTAGTTAACGCACCACTAAAACCAGCTTGTCCTATGTCGTCCATAGCACCTCTAAAAGCAATTCCTAAATTAGAAGATGAAGTTGATAAGTTGTCTAATTTTTGTTGAGTAGCACCAGCAAACGCTTTATCAAAACCTACTTCTAATGCGTTTAATATTTTTCTAGCACCCTCTGTTGTTTGACCAAATTTAGCAATTTCTAATCTAGTAATTCCTAATTGTTCTTCTAGTATTTTAAATACAGGAACACCTCTATCTGCAATTTGGTTAAGTTCTTCTAAACCTAGACCACCTTGAATACCTCTAGAGAAAACTCTAGTCATTGCGTCTAGTGTTCCTAATTGATCTGTCGTTACGGCAGATGTATCAGTGAACATTCTTAAAAGTTTTTCAGTAGGCTCTATACCTGACGCTTTTAATGTTATGAATGAAGTTGTTAATTGTTCTACACTAAATTGAGAATCTAAAGCAAATTTTGTTATAAAGTCAAAAGCATCTGCACCTTTTTTTACTGACCCTGTTACTGATGAAAGTGAATCTCTTAAATCTTCAAAATTAGAACCTACATTTGCTATACCTCTTAAAGCTACAGCACCACCTAAGGTAATAAACGCACCTTTTAAACTAAATACAGCATTTTTAATTGAAGCAAGTCCACCTTTAACAGAACGCAAAGCACCTTTTGTTTTATCTTGTGCTAATATATTAATTTTTAAATTTGCCATTACTTGTGTTTTGCTTTCCTTATTTCAGTTTCATTTTCTTCTTGTTCTAATAATAAGAAACCTAGAAAATGATTATATTCCCAAACTTCCATTTTTAGAAGTTCAGATAAAGTTATTTTTAACCTATCAGCAACGATAAGTAAATTTTTTAATTCTATGGAATTTTTTAGTTTTTTTTTACTTGGTCAGGAGTAATAGCTTGAACCATAGCAGTTGATATTCTTGAAAGAACATCAGAATCTACTTTATACATCAATGCAAGTTTGTCTTCTGGTTTAAAAACTTTATTACCATCTTTATCTAAAGACTTCATAACAACAATATCTGCAAGAATACTTACATCATTAAGATTATCTGATTTCTTAAATAATGTATTTTTTTCAGATAAATTTATAGGATTCCAATATAATACAGTTGGATTGCCATGTTCATCTTTCCATTCAGGTACTTCAATAGATTGAACACCTAAAGATTCAAAATGCGATTTCGCAATATCAATAACTGACATAAATTAGGATTATACAGTACCTACAGTTAATGCCCCTGTACCTTGAAAAGTAACAGTTCTTGAAATAATTGCGTCCATTGAGTTATTAATACTCATGCCTGTAACAATTCCTGTTCCTGTGTAACTTGCATCTCCTGAATCATTACCCTCTGGTAATAAAACAAATGAGATAGAAGAACCAGCAGTTAAAGTTTCTTGCTGAGCATCTGTTTCGTCAAAGTGCATTTCTAATGTTCCAGAGAATGAAGTTCGACCAGCAACAAATGATTTAGTAGCATCTGTTAAAGCTGTATCTTCTACAACATCTCCTGTAGTTTCAAGTGTGAATGATGTTAGTTCCCCAACAGCAGTTCCACCAGCAGTAACTACGCCTTCTTTTCCGTGATGTGTTGCCATTTTTTATCCTTGTTAGATTTAGTTTGTTTAGTTTCTTTTTCTTGCTTATAGCCTAGTCTTAAATAATGTTCAAGGTTAGATTCATTTATAACTATCTCTGAATTACCTTTATATAATTTAATATCCTTAGCCATAAGTCCTTTTACAATTTATCGTCTTCCTCGTCAATATCTTCTTCATCTTCCTCAAAATCTTCTTCAAACTCATCTGATACATCTTCTTCTTCCCAAGTACCATCTTCATCTTCTAAAGAGTTTTCTCTAATTTCTTCTACTAAGTCTTTTACTTCTTCGCATAGCATAGACTCTTTATCGTGCATCTTTTCTATTTGATCTATTTTCTTAGATATTTTATCTAATAGTTTTTCGTTTTTCATAATTTATCCTATGGTGTTCCAGCTTGATATTCGTACATACACCTAATTGTCATTCTTATTCCACCAACAGGAAATAAAGTACCCTCGTCAGTTTCTACTTGAACTATCTCAGAATCAAGTGCATTACCATTTCGAGTAATATCAGTTTCTATTGCAGTTTCAATAGCTGTAATTAATTCATTTCTTTTAATATCTATATTAACTTCTGCACCTTTAACAAATCCAAGTATTAAAAAATCTATAGTTCCATGTCTAGTTTTAGCACCACTACCTAATTCAGAGTCATCTCTGTTTTCTTCTGATGTTTGAACTATTACTGCTGGATATTGTTGCTCAGATAATTCATCTAATATAAAAGGTTGTCTGGTAGCTTTTTTAATTGTTGGGCTAGATATAGCAGATATAACTGATAATAAATTAGATGCTATGTTTTCTCTTACACTCATATTCTGAACTTCCTTAATTCTTTTTCTACAAATTTGTTGAATTGTTTGTTTATAATCTTTTCTGTTGCATTATTAAAGCCAAAAAATTCTCTTTTAGGTGTACCAAGAACTTGATTAAATAATGCTTTCTTTCTTTCCTCTGCTCTTGAGAAACCTACTGATACTTTATACTTTCCTGTTTTTTTACTTGTTAAATTTCCTAACATTTTACCCGTATAAAATAAATCTACATTTGTTGATTTACCCTCTCTATTAAGTTGTTTTAAATAACCTTGTGAATAAGGTGCAAATGTTACTCCTCTAAAATCAATACCTTTTTGTGTTTTAGTTCTAATAATATCAATTAATTGAAATCCAGCTTGTTTAACACCTTTGTCTATAATTTTAGAAAGTCTATTTTCAAATTTATCTATTTTTCTTATTACTTCTTTTGAATTTGAATCAGTTTTAACAATAATTCCTTTGGCAAAATTATTTAAACCTCGTTTTATTTTATTGACTTCACTTTGTGGTATTTCTGCTTGTTTAGTATCTTTGGAAATTAATTTTCTAATACCTATTCCTGTAGCAACTCTTTTAAGAATTAAAGGAACAGCCATTATCTAGTCAATCTTCTAAATCCATGTAAAGGTTCTCTCTCGTTAGATATGATAGTTCCATCAGCATCTACATCATATTCTACACCATCTTCTAATATCATTCTCCATTCGATATTGTATTGGCTCATATAATATTCTGCCATTCTTTCAAATCTATCTTTTTCTGTTTCTGGTCTAAATTTAGTTAATGCTGGTAAAAAGAATCTTCCAAGAAATAGATAAACACCAGCCCGTTCAAACTGATCTAAATTAACTTTTGTATTAACCATCTCAGCAGTATTTAAAACTGTAATATCTGTAAATATGTTTGTTTTATATACAGGCCACCATTCTATTCTTAACTGTCTGAAAATATCATTAGTAGTTTGTGCAAAGAAATTAACTGCTTCTGTATCAGTTGAAGCTATACCAAAATCAAACGCATCTGGTTGATATTTAGTTACATCTCCAGCAACGATTACATCTGCACCCGTATAATTAGCCATAATCTACTTCCAAATTAAATAAGCAATTATTAAAACTAAAGGAATAGAATACATTGGGTTATTAACAGCTTTTCTCCAAACCCACTTAGACCATTTTCTAGTTTGTTTCCAAATCCACTTGTTCATCTTTTTTCTTCCTTGTTTTTCGTTTCTTTTTTAAAGGTGTTACATTTTCTTTAACAACTTCTTTAACTTCTTTTACAACATCTTGCTCAGGTTTAAAACCTCTAAAATCATACATCACTTTATTAGTTTCATAATCTAACTGACTTCTAGTGATTGTTTTGTTACCTCTTTTAAGAGTAACCATCTTCTCATTTGATAATACTAATTTTACCATTTTATTCTCCTTGTGTTAGTTGCGAGGGCAGTTTCCCACCCTCACAAAGTATCCAATTATTATTGGATTGATGAATCGTAATGTAACTCAACACCATATGAATCATGGATTTCTCCAACACCATATACTGAAGTAGCAACGATTTCGTCTGCTCTAAGAGAAGCATCTCTTTGAGTTTCGATTTTA